GTGTACGCACCGCTAGTTACACCAGTAATAGTTAATGTTGTACCATTAGCTGTACCAGTAATTGTTGTGCTTGCTACTAGTTGGCTTGCACTTACGCTGAAACTTGTACCAGTTGTAGGAGTACCAGTTGAGCTTGCACTCAATGTGTATGTACCTTGTAATCCTGCTGTGTAGAAGTTAATTGCTGTTGTGCTTAATGAACCGCTTGTGTTAACAGACACACCATAAGCATTGACCAATGGAACCATCGTTGAAAATGGTGAATAGCCTGAACCAACAAATGTACCGTTAGGAATACCAGCGGCTGTAACCAATTGTCCAGCAACAATGCCAGTCGCACTTGTTACTGTAATTGTGCTTACGCCACTACTTGCTGTTGCTGTAGTAGTTGCTGTTGCAGTATTTGTAGCTGTTAACTGAGTTGTAACATAGCTACCTGCTGTTACTGAACCACCACTTAATACCATACCTGGGGTAATTGCACCGTTTGATATAGCACTAACAGTCATTGTTGTAGTAGCAATAGTACTAGTAAATGTTGCTGAGTTTAGTGTTGTGATAGTTGAACTTGATGTACCTGTTCCAGTAATATGCATACCTACTGCAAATGTACCAGTAACTGTACCTGTTGGTGTAAACACTAGACCAGCACTGCTACCAGAACCATTTGAAATAATACCAGTTGCACTGGCCACTGCGCCGCCAATCCAACCTGTACCAACTGCTGTTAATGGGCTAGTATCAAATGTAGTGTTGCTAATCACGTTAGATACAAGGTTTGTAGCACCTGCACTATTACGTGTATAAATTTTAAATCTTCCTAATGCTGGCGAGCTTTCGCTGTCGTTATACTTAACATAGGTTGTTCCTAGTGCCAAGTTAATACCGCCACCAGTTGGATCTAATGTTGCCAACGCTGAATGTCCGTTAGCAAACAATTGTACTGGCTGTTGAATCCAAGACATTGTGTCAGCATTGTATTTCTTAATAAACCAGCTAGCACCCAAGTTTACTGGAGTTGTTTTAATCCATAAGCTACCAGTTGGAGCACCGTTAGTATATCCAGTTTGGTCATAAGTTCCATACAAAGGAACACTATAGTGTGCAGAAGATGTAAACTGTGGGCATAGATAATGTCCACCACCAGCAAGTTGTGTACCGATGATACCCAATGTACTTGATGCCACTGTTGCGGCTGTTAGCGTACCAGCTAATGTAATACTACCTGTTTGGTATGTTTGATATGTACAAGTACCGTTTGAATAAATTTCTAAGTAACCGTTAACTACTGCGGCTGTGATGCCAGTAATTGCGGCTGTGTTAATTGCAGTTGCTAATGCTGATACAGTAGTTGCACCAGTAACAGTTGTACCGTTGATAATCAGTGTATCACTGCTTGAAATTGAACTTGGAGCAGCCGTTGCTTTTACAGTTGGCCAGCTCTTGACCCAGTTTGCACTTCCTACTTCTACCCATGAACCTGCGGCTGTATCTGTTTGGAACTTTTTAAGGAACAACTTGATTAGTGTTGTAGTACCAGTTGTATCGCCTGTTAGTGCGTAATCGCCTAATGAACCAAAACTAGATAATGGAGTGTAGTTACCATCGCTGGTTAACAAACTAGCACTGGTAATGTATGATAAGTTGTTAATTGAACCTTGATTTTGGAACAACTGTCCACCGGTTGTTGTTGCGGCTGAACCATTCCATTGGAAAATACCAAATTGTGTATCTGCAAGGTCAAACCAAAATGTACCATCTGCTGGAGCCGCAGTTGGAGCCGCTGCCATGCCCATCAACTGGCTAGTATCCAAGTCTGCACGTACTACATACGCACGGTTACTAACTCCTAGGAAGCTGTAAGCGGCTTGTAAACCGTATTCGTTTATTTCTCCTGCATTTACAGGATTATTACTTGCATCAGTTTCAAAATAAGGCACACCAAAAGTAGAGCCTAAATCTGCTTGGCTGGTTAGCAAGTATACTTTACCTGCGTTTGCCGCCAATGTTCCTGGTGCAGTGCCTGTTCCAGCACTATTCATTTTGTCTTGTTGACTAGCAACGATAATTAACGGTACGGTACCCGGTGCTGCCGGTGTGTAAAACGATTCGTCTACTACTGTTACGCTAATTCCTGGTGAACTTAATTGAGCCATTGTGTTATCTCCATGAGTACATGTTCTTAATGTATTTATGGCATTTTGGTTTTTTATACTCGTTATAAGCCAAGAAAAGGCCGAGAAAAGGCTTAAATAAAATATGAGACCTTTATGTACATGCGGCCGCAACCCTGTTGCCATCAACTATTATAAAAAGGGCAAACCTTTTTATAGATCAGTTTGTGGTAGTTGTTTACGGGGTGTAAAATTGCCCAGATGGGCAAGTGCTGGCTATACTATGAAAAATACCTGCGACAAATGTGGAGTAAGATCTCTCCACAAAGAAGTGTTTAATGTGTTTCATGTGGACGGCGATTTAAACAATTGTCGCCATGCCAATTTAAAAACTGTGTGTGCTAATTGCCAGCGAGTCCTGCATAAAGAGGGTGTTCGCTGGAGGCAGGGAGATCTTGTTCCGGATTTATAAGTGTTTGTACTTGGGCATACAAGTCATCGATACTGCTGTTATTATCCATAACTGCATCAAATTTAGTACCAACCCATGCTGTTTCGCTAGCATGTATACTGTATCTACTTAAAAAACGTTGTGCCGATGGATCTGTTCCGGTATTAACAGCCAGTGCAAAATCATACCACACAGGCTCTGGGCCTCTGACAACCCGAAGAACCATACCGCCAGCATTTTTAATTGATTTAATTTCGTTAGGAAAACGACAATCACTGATAACAATGTCGTCCCGGCTGTTGCGAAGTTTGTTTTCCAAACTGGCAATCCAGATGTCGTCATGGAATCCTTTTCTACAAACTTCAGTACCCCAGTATTGTAAAATCCAACGAGGAGTAAGATTGGGCATATCTAAGCGTTCTGCCCACCATGGATCCACTTGTTCACGCCATTCACGTGCTTGTTTCGTGCGACCTTCTAGCATCATACGATCCCAGCCAAACACTTGAGCTACTGCATCTTTAAGACTATTTGCAAATGATTCTCGTCGGAATCCGTGGAAGTTTGTTAGATAATCGGCAATAGTGTCTTTGCCCGAACCAATAAAACCGCAGATACCAATAATCATGTAGATCTCCTAAAGATGCTACAGTATATAACAGTTTTACCCTAAGGTCAAATATTTGTTAGCCAATAACAAATGTCATCGGACTGCCGCCGGCTACCAGCGTATCCAATTCTTTATCTAAACGTTCAAAATCTTCCTTGGCGCTTGATTTTAAATCAGCACCGTTCATTTGTATTGGACTGCCAGGGCCGGCAATACTTTGGAATTTACTACGGGCTTCACCGAGTATCTGTTTTGACACAGCTAGTGTGTAATCACGTAGCCATTGTTTAGCATAAATGTCCTGCAACAGCACCCAGTCAGGACGAAAGTTGTAAGTTTGTATTAGTATTTGCTCGCCTTGTGCAAACGGACGCTGAAGAATGTTTAAAATATGAGTAGTAGGTTTCCAACTAAATTCTATAAAACTACCAAACATACGACCTACTAATTTCTGATAACCAGCAAATGCATCATATGTTGCCAGGCCGCCCATCATGCTACCTGACATCAAATATGTATTTGTGTAGGCCAAGTTGAACGGCTCAAATAGTGTACCGCCTGCGCCCATTCCAGTGCGGCTACCGATTGCTCTGCGCCATACTTGACGAACTGTAATAACTTCGTCGGGCAATCTGTATTCATTTTGATCCTGGATTAGCTCTAAAAACAAGTAGCTTTCTTCAACTGCATTTGAGCTTTTTTGGCGGTATTTATTCAATGCACGATCCAGTGCTGTTTCGTAATGTGTGGGATCCAGTTCTACCTCAATCATGCCGTCGCCAAGCATGTTTCTAACATACTTAAAAACTTCATTACGTTCGGCAGTTGAATTAGATTGGGTAGTTGTAGGTAATGAATCCATTTTTTGTTCTCCGTACATATTTAGCTAACGATAAATATCATATGCCACGTTTATCCTTATACAAACCAGAAAAAGGCGCCGACTATAAATTTATAGATCGCCAAGCCAGTGAGATGTTTCAAGCAGGGGGTACAGATGTTTATCTACACAAGTACCTTGGCTCCAATACGAGCGAAGCAAACAAAACTGCTGATCAGCCAAATTACTCATCTTTAAAACCTACTAATATACAAGATTTATTATTATTAGAAAATAGAGATAGACAGTATGACACAGAAATTTACAGAATTCGTGGATTATATAATGTACAAAATATCGATTTTAACCTAAGTCAATTTGGTTTATTCATCGACAACGACACGTTGTACATGACTGTTCATATAAATGATTTTATCAAGTACATTGGACGTAAGCCTATTAGTGGCGATGTTCTAGAACTACCGCACTTACGCGATGATTTTGCGTTAAGCGATTTCGATGTCAGCATGCCTCGCTATTATGTTATAGAAGATGTAAGTCGTGCCAGCGAAGGTTTTAGTGTAACATGGTTTCCGCATTTATACAGATTAAAGATTAAAAAAGTTACAGACGGTCAGCAGTTTGCACAGATTTTTAATCAAAATGTCAATGATGCAAATGGCAACCCAACTGATATTACCTTAAGAGACTTGCTTAGTACTCACAACAAAGAATTACAAATTAATGATCAAGTAGTGGCACAAGCCGAAGCTGACGCTCCAAAAAGTGGTTCAGAGACAAGACAATTTTACACACTAGCCGCCGACCCGCTTACTGGAAATCCACTATTAACAACTGCCGACGAAGCTGAGATATTGGCCAGCACTGATGGTACTACAATACTGGCCAGTTCTCAAGATGCTGTTCCAGAGCGATCTGGTTATCAAGGATACTTGTTAGGCGATGGAGCACCTGTTAACGGATATGTATTTGGGCACGGAATACAATTTCCAGCAACAGCGGCAACAGATGATTTCTTTCTTAGAACAGATTTTCTACCAAATAGGCTATTTAGATTTGACGGAAAAGTCAATGCATGGATTGCTGTGG